GCTTGCTGAATCGACCAGGAAAATAATCTGGCGGTAAGGCGCGTACCGCTCTGCGATTGCGAGACCGCTGCTTCGAACAGATCCGGTCCAACGTTGCCGGGACTCATGTTGCCTTGCCGCGCGTCGGTGGCTCCGCGCAATTCTTTCTGCAGTGCCAGCCAAGATTGCGGAAGAGTAATCATCTGCGCGGGCATGGGCGGAGGATATTTGATTTCGACACCTTGGCCCGGAGGAGAATTGGCGGCGACCACCACTATTTCACCGGGTAGTCCGCCCACGGTATTAGCGGTAAGTCCGGTCATTTCGTGAATCACCATCATGCCTTGATTGAGCCGCTTGGCATTTTCGAAGGTGTTGGTCATCTGCTGCTCGGCAGCATCCTGCAAACTCTTTGTGTACTTCATCGGCGCCGGGCACCACACCGTATCCCACGGTGGAAGGGCCCACACCGGAATCGCCGCCCACATTTCGCCTAACGGAATCCAGCTATCGCCGTCAGAAACAATAGTTCCGGCGACTTCGACCACCATGCGGCCATTGGGATATTTCGGAAGGTACGCGGGAATGGGCAGTTTCTTAGATTCGAAATAAAGTTTTTCCTGTTGGGTGACCGGGCGCATGGTCTGGTCGAGGCAGTACAGTGTGTGCCGTTTTAGCAATCCGACTTCCTGCGATTCGCTGTTGCCGAATGGCAACGGACTGGCGGTCACCGACATCGGACCCGGCGGCATTTCTACATCGCCCGCAGGCCCTCCCGCCATGTTCACGCTTTTCGCGGTGTCTTTCCGAATTGCTTCGGCGTGAAAGTTTTCGCGTTTGACTTGGTCGAGATAGACAAAGTCTTCGATAATCTGCCACGACCAGTCTTCCGGCCACGGACTGCACGGGTCGACATACACCGAACCTTGCCGGCGAGCTCTGAGCCATACTTTCCCTTTGCCGCGGCGGGCTAACGGATCGTTGCCGACTTGCAGCCAACTGGTGCCGCTAAACTGCGCGTAGACCTGAGCCATCAGAATATGCAGATTGAAAAAATTCTTCTTCCAGTGTTCCTGAAAGGCTTTCTCGCGCTCCTTGTCGCGCTGGTCTTTCTTGTGGATGTACACCCGCATGTTAGTGTCGGTCGAATCGGCCGCTTCGCGGAGAAGAAGAATCTGCAACTGCGGAGCGGCGATGCGCGGGCGATAACTGGGCATCTTGCGGGTAGATTCAAACAGATTGTAGAACTGGGAGCAGGTCTGGTCGTGATTCGGGCCGTAAACTTCTTTGCGGGCGTCTTCACTCTGCTTGATTAATTCGTCGATCTGGCGAGCCCTTATATCTTTATTCGAAGCGTCGTTATCGGTCTTTGGAGAACCGCTGGCCGTAGTGCGGAACTGAGTGTAGGCGGTCATGCGCTCTCCTGTTTCTTTTGCTGTGCGGCATGCACATTAACCCAATGCACGACTCCGCGGCAGGCGCATACGAAACTTCGCGTGACCACCACGTTATCTTTGACCACGACTTCGCCTTCTTGCATAGGCTTTAGACAAAAGCGACAGATGACTGAGGTGGGTTGTACGCCGTCCATCAATGTACCTTTGCGCCGAGAAATTCTCTTACCGCGTCAAGCGGGTTGCCGTTGTGGGCCGCATTCTTCCCGCGCATGTTCTCGTCAATCTTCATACTGAGTTCGGTGATGTCCTTGGGAGTCATCACCTCGCAGAGTATGTGCGTCCGGATTCTCAGCGGGGCTTTCCCTTCGGCCTCCATCGCTGCCAGGTTCTGTCTCGCCTGCATCTTCTCCTCGAGATCGGCCAGTTCCTCGTCCGAGGGGACTGCTACTCTCCTCGCTTGTTGCGCGGCTTCGCTTCTTGCGCGTTCGAGTGGGGCGGTCTGTGGTGGATTCGTCCAATTGGCAGCCTCTGGGTGGACCGGAACAGCGGAGCCGAAATCGGCGGTGGTCCTGAGGAACACTATACCCTTTTTTCGGGAATAATTTACGACTAGTAGTTTTGGCTTTTCAAGAGAGTCATAATCTTCGGCTGGGAAGGTCAGTTCACCATCGTGCTGTTCGACCAGCACGGTCAGGATGCGCAGCACGGTTTGCGGGTCGCGAAGGTCCAGATTGTAACTTGCCATTAGAGTTCCAGCTTTCTCAGAACCAAGTTGAGTTCCTTGACGTCGAACTTCGGGTTAGGAATGCTATAGAATTTATTCGGGCCCGATTCGGCGAGATACGGTTGCGCGTTGGGATGCTCTTTGAGCAGCCGGTCGATCTTGCGAAACTTCCATTTCATGCGTTCAATTGCGTTCATTGCGCCTCACAGCAGTACAAGCAGAAACAGGCAAGCCACTCCCGAGCCAGCGGCTAAAAATATAAAGTCTTGAAGGTCCGAGCCACGAGTCGCGGCATTCTCCATTTTGGGATCCCAGAGGAATTCGTGGATGGCGGCGTAAATCAAGCACACTGCGACTCCGATAACCGTCATGGTAATTAGGTGGCCAAAGTGAAATCCTAGCAACCCGAGAATTGTAGTCACCGTAAACATCATCCCAAAATGCGCGTATTGACTGACAGTATTCAGAAACTTGGGGTCGATATAGTTTCCTGTTTCGTCCATCACAGTGTTGCTAATCTTTTGTGCGGTGCTCATTTGCCCTCCAAATACTTCTCGAACTGCATCCCCAACCAAAGCCACACTAGTCCGTGAATTGCCATCGCGCTCAGGATGACAATCCATGCCTGTCCCAAGCGTTGCTCGCGAGTCTCGCTCATTCGTATTCCTCTTCATTCGGAAAACTCTTGATGCGCTTCATCACGCTATCGTAGTGCCGCGAAAGCATATGCACCGCATCGTCGATGATGGCGTCGCCCTTCTTACCCATCTTGGCGCGTACTTCGGTGTCTTCTTCCTCGTCGAAACTCTTGGCGGTGTTATTGACTCGTGGCGGAGCGTACTGCCGCATGGCCAGATTAGCGAGCATAGCGCCGAACAGAATATCGTCGTGGCCTTTCTTGACGTCCACACGGCCGGTTTCCTTGCGGGTACACAGGGCAATCTGCGCGGCTAGTTGCTCATCATAGAGAGTCACGCCGTATTCACCATTGGTACCGGCAGCTTCTCGCAGTGCCCCGCGCATGGATTCGAACAGAACCGTACGCATGTGCTGGGTGGTCTCGAACCATACGGTATTCTTGCCCGAGGCCCAACTGCCTACTTTGTCGTCTTTGCCCTTCCAGCGGTACAGGTTTGGGTATTTGAGAAGATCGCGGACAGTGTAAAGCGTGTGGTAACCGTATCCCCCTGTAAGTTCTCCGTTAAGCATTGCTCGATTGTAATGTCTGCCAAGGGAGTTGAGATAGCAGCCGTGTACTTCGGGTACGACGTGTCCCGCGTAACGGAAAACTTGATGTCCGGTGTTGCCATCAAACCCAACATTAGCTGCAAAATCCCGACCATCTTTTTCCTCATCTCCTCGGGCGGCATCGGCTCCGATGTAGTAGAAGTGTCCGGGCTTGGGGTCTTCCCAGATGCAGAAGTCTCCCTTATCGTGCTTGCGGAGTTTAAGTTCTCCGGTGTCGGTCGCGTCGATGAACCCTTGCCACTTCGGTTTCTTGACATGATGCTTTGCCCATTGCCTTTCCACTTCCTCGAATGCCGGGAAGCCGGAAGTGATGAAACTCTCTTCCCAGTTGCAGGGAAATTCCTGGTGGAACATTTCGACAAGGCCGCCGCATTCCGGGGAAGCAATCTTCAGTCGTCTCCAAGCCAGTTGCGCCTTGGTCAATCCGGATTTCAGCAGTTCCTTTTCTTCCTTGTCGCGGGGAGCGTCCTTGGCGATATTGGGGTCCGCCACGCATGCCGGGTCGTCAGTCCAACTGAGGAACACCGCTTCGTATTCCGAGCGGTTCTCGATGGCGTCGAGCCACATTTCATAGAACGTAGCGCCGTCGCCGTCCATGCCGTTCGGAGTGGACTCGATAATAATTATCGTATCTTTGTGGTTCGAGACCGCGGGGATAATCGAGGTGTACGGCTCGGCGGATTTAAGGTGCGCGGCCTCGGAGAGGTGAAGAGCTGAGAGAGTGAACCCTCTGCCTGAAGTGTCTTTTCCAGCCGTAATAATCTGGAGGAGGGAATCACCAGATGCGTGCGGGAAGGTGATCTCCCGTTCAACGTCACGAAGATTAAGGAAGTATGCTTGCTTGGCAAAATCTTTCGGGATGCTAAATAATGCCTTGCTGGACTTGAACTCATGTGCCGCAATAAGCGCGTGAGCAGAGGGCAGCCAACAACAATGAGCAAAGAGCAATCCTTCCGCCCAAGAACTAACTCCAACACGTCGAGCTTTGTCAACGAGTATTCGGACTGGGTTGCCTTTGTCTTGCTGTTTTTGTGCGAC